AATCTTGATACGATTGGTTTCTATTTAGAAAGATACCAAACACCATCATCTCCTTGGGTTGTCTCTGAACTTAGAGGTAATTTAGTTTATAAATTATTCCGTGTTTATACAATTCCTGATGGAAATGATGCTAACAGAGAAGTTAAAGTTTCTATTGCAAATATCTCATTTAACAATGGAACATTTGATTTGATAGTTAGAGATTTCTATGATACTGATGCTAACCCAACGGTTATTGAGAAATTTACTAATTGTACATTAGACGCAACAAGTAACAGTTTTGTGGCTAAAAAGGTTGGTTCTATTGACGGTGAGTATGCAATTCTTTCTAAATATATTATGTTAGAAATGAGTGAAGAAGCTCCGTTAGATGCTCTTCCTTGTGGATTTGAAGGTTTTATAACAAGAAGTTATACTAACGGTACATCTCCTTTCCCTGTTTATAAAACACACTATGCAATCCCTGGTGAAATAATCGCTAATCCTCCATTTGGTAATTCGGCTGGTAGTGATAATGCAACAACTAGTCCTGGTGATAATAAAAGAAGAACTTATTTAGGTATTTCATCTTCAGTAGGTGTTGACGCCGATTTCTTCGACTATAAAGGAAAGCAAAGACCGATTGGTGATTTGTGTGAAGAAGGAACTTACAATAACTGGCCAAACACGACAAAAGGTTTCCACATGGATAGTGGAGCAACTGTTGTAACAGTAAGTGGTGTTACACAATTTGAGGTCGGTGATGGTTCATTTAGTTCTGAACCAACAGACTCAGAGAATCCATATTACTTCTTATACTCAAGAAAATATAGTTTCTTAGTACAAGGTGGTTTTGACGGATGGGACATTTATGAGGAAAAACGTGGTAACGGTGATTCATATGTGTTAGGTCAAACAAGTTTCAAAGCTGGTTTTTGTCCACAAGCACCATATCCAACATCAACAGGATGGGGTTCATTTAAAATCATCACTATTGAAGATGGTTCAATGAACTATGGTAATACTGACTATTACGCATACTTGTTAGGTATTAGAACATTCGCTAACCCTGAGGTTACAAACATTAATGTTCTTGTAACACCTGGTGTTGATTATGTTAATAATAGTGGATTAATCGAGTCGGCAATTGACATGATAACAAACGAGAGAGCGGATTCAATCTACGTTTGTACAACTCCTGACTTTAACCTATTACAAAACTCAACTTCTATGGATAATTTAATTTACCCACAAGAGGCGGTTGATAATTTAGAACAAACAGGAATTGACTCTAACTACACAGCAACTTACTACCCATGGGTTCTTACTCGTGATACTGTAAACAATACTCAAATCTATTTACCAGCAACCGCTGAAGTTACTCGTAACTTAGCGTTAACTGATAACATAGCGTTCCCATGGTTCGCAACTGCGGGTTACACAAGAGGTGTTGTAAATGCGATTAGAGCAAGAAAGAGATTAACTCAAGAAGATAGAGATACTCTTTACAAAGGAAGAATTAACCCAATCGCAACTTTCAACGATATTGGAACTGTAATTTGGGGTAACAAAACTCTTCAAATCGCTGAATCAGCATTAGACAGAATAAATGTTAGAAGATTGTTGTTACAAGCTCGTAAATTGATTTCTGCGGTGGCCATCAGATTGTTGTTCGAACAAAATGATAACACAGTAAGACAACAATTCCTTGACTCTGTTAATCCAATCTTAGATGCTATCAGAAGAGACAGAGGTTTATACGACTTCCGTGTGACAGTACAAAATACTCCTGAAGACTTAGATGCTAACCAATTAGTGGGTAAGATTTATATCAAACCAACTAAAGCATTAGAGTTCATCGATATTGAGTTCTTAATTACACCAACAGGAGCGTCTTTTGAAGACATCTAATTAAACAAAATTTAAAAAGACCCTCACGAAAGTGGGGGTTTTTTATTTACATAATATTTATAGGTATGAAAATGTTTTTAGTTGAAAAATTTGAAGAAGAAGTTACACCCGATTTAAAGTATTATGCTTTTGATTGGGATGATAATATCCTTACGATGCCAACACAAATAATGCTTCGTACTGAAGATAATGATGAAGTTGGTATGTCCACGGAAGATTTCGCGGAATATCGTGTAAAGATTGGAGTTGAACCTTTTGAGTATAAGAAAAAAACTATTGTGGGGTTTACTGACGACCCATTTAGGAACTTTGGTGGTAAAGGTGATAAAAGATTCATCATAGATGCAATGATGGCTAAAATAGGACCTGCTTGGGATGATTTTGTGGAAGCTGTTAATGGTGGGTCGATTTTTTCAATAGTTACAGCAAGAGGACATTCACCATTGGCTTTACGTAGAGCAATTGAAAATATGATTGAAACTAACTTTAAAGGAATTTCTAAAAAAGAATTGGTTAAAAACTTAAGAAAGTTTAGAAAATTTGCGGGTGAAGAAGATATGAAGGATAAAGAACTTATAAATGCATATATGGATATGAACAAATATTATCCTGTAACATTTGGTGAAGGTTCGGCACAAAATCCTGAGGTTGGTAAAGTTAAAGCTTTAAAAGAATTTCAAGAATATGTTAAGTATTTGGCTAGTAGACTTAAAAAACCAATAATGTTTAAAGATGATATAAGTAATAACTTTATTCCTAAAATAGAATTTTCAGATGATGATTTAAGAAACTTAGAAAAAGTTAAAGGTGAATTATCAAAAGACCCGGAAAATATTATTCAAACAATATCAACACATGGTGGTAAAAAACAAAACTATTAATATTTATAAACTGGACTTATAGCAAGTTTGAATAAAAAAAACCTTAAAGTAAATAGAAAAATTTTCAAGAGGGACTATTTATAATAAAATAAAAGAAAAATTTAAAACAAAATAATATGGCTGATTTACTGATGAAAATGCCGATACCCTACGAACCGAAAAGGAAAAATAGGTTTATCATGTCTTTTAATGACTTGGGTATTAACGAATGGTTTGTAGAATCTACAAGTAGACCTTCTTTAACGATTAACTCTACTGCGATTGATTTCTTAAATACTAAAACTTATGTTGCAGGTAAGTATGAGTGGGGAGAAATTTCTGTAACTTTCCGTGACCCAATTGGACCTTCAGCTTCACAAGCATTGATGGAATGGGTTCGTTTACATGCTGAGTCTGTAACAGGACGTATGGGATATGCTGCTGGTTATAAGAGAGACATCTTCTTAAGTCTATTAGACCCAACAGGTGTTGTAATTGAGAAATGGGTTCTTAAAAACACATTCCTTACAAAAGTTGACTTCCAAGGATTGTCTTACTCTGAAGATGGATTGGTAACTATCCAAGCGTCTTTGAGACCTGACTATTGTGTATTATTATATTAATATACTTTACTACTTTATATTCAAACCCACTTTCGTGGGTTTTTTTATTTACAATAAATAAGAATAAGGTATTATTATAATAAAAAAACTATGAGTGACAATATGAATCAAATGCACTTGGACCTTCCACACGATGTGGTGTTATTACCAAGTGAGGGAAAATATTATAAAAATAAGAAAAAATCTGTTAAGGTTGGATATTTAACAGCTGCTGATGAAAATATTTTGGCGTCGGTTGGTAATTTAAGTGGTGACCAAATTATTACTAATTTAGTTAGAAGTAAATTATACGAACCTGATATTAGACCTGAAGAAATGATGGAGGGTGATTTGGAAGCTATTTTAGTTTTCTTAAGAAATACTTCATTTGGAGCTAATTATGATTTTACTTTAATTGACCCTGAGACTGATAAGAAATTTGAACATACTATAACACTTGAGTCTTTAGATTTCAAAAGAACTGAAACTGAACCTAATTCAGAGGGTTTAATTTCTTTAGTTTTACCAAAAACAAAGAAGGAAATTAAAATTAAATTTTTGACATACGGAGAAAGTCAAAGTATTAATCGTCAGATTGATTCTTATCCAAAAGGTATGGTTTCACCTTCAGTAACACTGAAGTTGACTAAACAAATTATTGAGGTTGAAGGTAACCGAGAAGAAAATGCTATTGCGGATTTTATATCTAAAATGCCAATCATGGATTCAAAATACATAAACAACTTCATTAGAGAAAACGAACCTAGGTTGGATTTAGTGAGAGAAATAATAGCCCCATCTGGAAAAAAGGTAATCACCCGTGTGACCTTTGGGGCAGAGTTTTTTCGCCCTTTCTTCTGAGTATTTAAAAAATTTATTGGACCAATATTATCTTTTGGGTTCAAAATTAAATTTGTCTTATTCCGATTTCATGAAAATGCCGTCTTATCACCGTAGATACTTGGTTGATAGGACTATTGAAATTAATACGCCTAAAAACGAACAGTAAGTTATTTATATAATAAAGAGTAAAATATGCTTCATTATTTACAGACAGCACCTACTGCTGACCCAGACCCATTAGGGAGTTATTTTAAAACTGGAGGATTAAAACAATATGCCGAACTTGCGGATTCATTTACTGAGATTACCAAAACTATTCAGTCAATGGATGTTGAAATGACTAAAGTTGTTAAAACTATGGGTCTTAGTGCAAAGCAAGGATTAGCAATAAAACAAAATTTTAGTCAATCTTATCAGTCAATTGTTGATTTAGGTGGTAAAATGAGTGATGTTGTTGACCAACAAGAAGCTCTTTCTAATGTTTCAGGAAGAAACTTAATATCTCTTCAAAGTCAATCTGAGGCATTATTTGCTGCAGTATCTGTAACAGGATTAAAGGCAGAAGAATTACAAAAATCATTTTATGATGCCGGAATGGAAGGGGCCCATATTGCTGAAAATGTTGCAAAAATAGTACAAGTATCAAATCAATTAGGAGTTAACGCTCAAGCGGTTGCGGCAACAGTTACAACAAATTTAGAAAAGTTAAATAGATTCGGTTTTACAAATGGTGTTGAAGGATTAGCTAAAATGGCTGGAAAGGCTCAAGCTTTAAGGTTTGATATGAATGAAACTTTAGATTTGGCAGATGACTTAATGAGTCCTGAAAAGGCGATTGAGACCGCCGCCGCAATACAAAGATTGGGTGGTGCAGCAACTGCGTTAACTGACCCTTTAAAATTAATGGATTTGGCCCAAAATGATGTTGGGGGACTTCAAGACGAACTTGGTAAATTAGCTAAACAATATACATATTTTGATGAAAAAACCGAATCTTTCCAAATCATGCCAGGAGCAAGAAGACAACTTAAAGAAGTTGCGGATGCTTTAGGTATTGATAGAAAAGAATTTGAGAAAATGGCGTTGGAGACTAGTAAGTTGGATGATAAAATGTCCAAAATTAAATTTTCTGGTTTAGATATATCTAAGGAAGATAAAGACCAACTTGCTAATCTTGCTCAATTACAAGATAGTAAAATTACAGGTAAAAAAGAGTATACCGTAAATTATCGAGATGCTGATGGTAAAATGCAACAGGCAGAATTAGCTAGTTTGACTCGAGAGCAATTAGAGGCAATTAAAAAACAAACGGAACAGGATTCTATTGAGGCTGGTGAAGACCCACAAAAACAATTAGTTAAACTTGCTAAAGACCAATTAGGTGAATTTGGTCGATTAGCTGCCGCTCAAGAAAAACTAGCAAATACTGTCGGTACTACTATGGGAGGTTCTAAAGGAGGACAACTGATTTTAAAAGACGCTGCTGACACATATGCCGGTTTGGCCCAAAGAACTGCGGACGCTTTTGGACCTAATTCAGAATTTGGTAAAAATATGAATGGGGCCAATGCAACTATTACAAATGTTACCAAATTGTTACAAACAATGTTGACGGGTAATTTCTCAAAAATTGTTGACGAATTGGGAAGTGTGGGTTCAATTGTTGGTGATGCCGCGGCGACATTTGTTGAAAAAGAATTTAAAGCGTTTAAAGATGGAATTACCGACAAAGGCGCTGAAATTGCGACAATGAATGCAAATATTGGTAGTGCGAGTTTGAATTTTAACAATATACCTGAGTTAATGAGAAAATTAGGACTAAGTGATGGTTTTTATACACCGGTTGGTGACACAATTAAAACACCTAGTGGAAATATT